AGCGTTATAAAACAATAGCATAGCTATACAAGTAAACCGCAGTCAATGCGCATTGTATCCGGAATCATTCCGGATAGATATGTTGGCTATATGTTGGCTATATGTTGGCTATATGTTGGCTATATGTTGGCTATATGTTGGCTATATGTTGGCTATATGTTGGCTATATGTATAAAACACGGTAAAAACATCATGCTACATAATAAAACAATGCTAATTTAGCCTATCAACCGACCCCCACCCCCCATTTTTATTTTTTTCTGGTCTTCCTCCAGTTACGTGAGTACAAGCAGGGCACTGGTGCTTCCACAAACCGAGCCCTTACATATGCCTGTAGTGAATATCGAACCGACAAGAGACCATCCCGTGCCCTACAGTACGGACGATGATTGCGCCCCAACCTTGCTTGAAGAGTTGGCCGTCGCTGGAAACACTGCTGAACTGCAGGCTGCTCTAGGTGCCACAGTAGAACTCAGCGACGTTGAAGAGGCCAAGCAGGCCCGCCTCCTTGAAGAGGTGATCAAGTCCAAAAAGACCAAAGCTCTCTCCCAGCCACAGGTAGCCCTCGCCGCTGCTTCGTTCCTGCGCGAGTACGGCAAGTCCGTAGCTCTTGATGTGGCTGCGACCCGGTCGGCTATTACTTACAAGCTGATGGAGATCGCCAACTGCGGTGATCCTAAGTTCGAACTGAAGGCGCTCGAACTGCTTGGCAAGCACTCGGACATTGGTCTCTTCTCCGAGCGCAGTGAGATTACCATCAACTACAAAACACCAGAGGCTCTCGAAGATGCCATCAAGGAGCGGGTCAAGCGGCTGCTCAACGCAGACATCATAGACATCACACCCATCGGTATGGATATCGAGGAAGAGCTAGGCATCGCCAAGCGCAGGCGAGCCTCAGAAGAAGATGTCGTTGAGGCGGAAGATGAGTAAAGATAACATCACCCACCTGCACCCAGTGGATATTGAACCGCCACTGTGGAAAGACCCAGTGACTATGCTGCGCGGGCTCATCGAGGATATCGAGGCCGGTGAGTTCGGGGATGTGCGTACGATAGCTATTGCTATGCGGTGTGATGCTACACAAAGCAGTACTCCTCTGGCGGTGTTTTCAGGCGGGCGGGAGACTGATCTTTCTCAGGTCCACTTCGCGTTCCACGCAGCGCAAGCACTACTCTTCCAAGCCTTTATGGAAGGCCAGAAGTAGTGGCCCAAACGAAACAAACGAAACAAACGAAACAGCAAACAAGTCCAAATAGTCCAAAACCAACCCTTTTGGACAGAGTGGACCTCGCGGACATCCCCAAGATTCTCCCGCTGCTGTCTGCCGCGGATCAGGAGTTGCTGCTTGCTGAGCTAGATCAGTTAGCCAAGCTGAAGAACCAAAGCCTCGCGCAGAACAAGTTCCTTGCGTTCGTCAAGGAGATGTGGCCGAGCTTCATTGGGGGTAGACACCATGCGAAGATGGCAGATGCGTTTGAGAGGGTGGCTAGAGGCGAGTGTAAACGCCTCATTATCAACATGCCTCCTCGTCATACTAAGTCTGAGTTTGCATCATACCTCCTCCCGGCGTGGTTCTTGGGTAAGTTCCCCGGTAAGAAGGTTATTCAGACAAGCCATACGGCGGAGCTTGCTGTAGGCTTCGGTCGTAAGGTTCGAAACCTCGTCGATACAGATAACTACCACAGCGTCTTCCCAGACCTCGTGCTCCAGTCCGACTCTAAGGCTGCTGGACGATGGAACACGTCCAAGGGCGGTGACTATTTCGCTATCGGTGTTGGCGGTGCGGTGACGGGTAAGGGTGCTGACCTCCTGATCATCGATGACCCACACTCCGAGCAGGAAGCGGCGCTAGCAGAAGTCAACCCGGACATCTACGACAAGACCTACGAGTGGTACACCTCAGGACCCCGGCAGCGACTGCAGCCCGGTGGTGCCATCGTCATCGTTATGACGCGGTGGTCCAAGAGAGACCTGACCGCACAGGTGCTGAAGGCCGCGGCGCAGCGCGGCGGTGATGAGTGGGAGGTGATTGAGTTCCCCGCCATCCTGCCCAGTGGTAACCCGCTGTGGCCTGAGTTCTGGCCGCTGCCAGAGCTAGCTGTGTTGAAGGAAGAACTGCCCAATTCGAAGTGGATGGCGCAGTACCAGCAGAACCCCACGGGCGATGCGTCGGCCATCATCAAGCGAGAGTGGTGGAAGATGTGGGACAGCGACACGCCCCCACCCTGTGAGTTCATCCTCATGGCTTGGGATACGGCCTTCGAGAAGACCCAACGTGCGGACTATTCGGCGGTTACGACGTGGGGGGTGTTCTACCAACCGGACGACACTGGGACGACACAGGCCAACATCATCCTCCTCAATGCGTACCGAGAGCGGATGGAGTTCCCGCGGCTCAAGCAGGTTGCCATCGAGCACTACAAAGAGTGGGAGCCTGACAGCGTCATCATCGAGAAGAAGGCGTCGGGTGCGCCGCTGATCTATGAGATGCGGGCGATGGGCATACCAGTGCAAGAGTTCACCCCCAGCAAGGGTAACGACAAGATCAGCCGCCTGAACGCGGTGTCAGACATCTTTGCTTCAGGTCGCGTGTGGGCTCCCAACATGCACTGGGCCGAGGAGGTCATCGACGAAGTGGCTTCGTTCCCGTCTGGCGACCATGACGACTATGTTGACTCTACTTCGCTAGCCCTTATGCGTTTCCGCAAAGGAGGGTATATACAGACAAAGCTGGATGAACCTGATGAGCAGCAATACTTCCGGCGTCGAACACAAGGATATTATTGATGGCCGTGTATAAAGCGCTGAACCAAGCTCCTGTTGGTCTATCCAGTCTAGCCGGTGCCCCACGAGAGCCTGACCTAGAGATCGAGATCGAAGACCCTGAAGCGGTGATGATACGTGCGGGTGACGAAGAGATTGAGATTGAACCGGGTGAAGACGAAACCAATGAAGATTTTAGCGCCAACCTCGCAGAGGATATGGATGAAGACGATCTGGAGACCATTGCTAGCGACCTGCTGAGCGAATTTGACGAGGACATTTCGTCTCGCAAGGACTGGATACAGACCTACGTTGACGGTTTGGAGCTACTGGGCCTCAAGGTCGAAGAGCGTTCTGAACCTTGGTCGGGAGCCTGTGGTGTCTACCACCCACTGCTAAGCGAGGCGCTAGTCAAGTTCCAAGCTGAGACCATGATGGACACTTTCCCGGCTGCAGGGCCGGTGAAAACCCAGATTATCGGTAGGGAAACGCGGGAAAAGATCGAGGCGTCCGACCGCGTGCGCGAGGATATGAACTACCAACTGACCGAGCGCATGGTTGAGTACCGTCCGGAGCATGAGCGCATGCTCTGGGGCCTTGGTTTGGCCGGAAACGCCTTCAAAAAGGTCTATTTTGACCCCTCTTTGGGCCGTCAAGCGTCGATTTTCGTGCCTGCTGAAGACGTGGTGGTACCGTATGGTGCATCGAGCCTCCAAACTTCGGAGCGCGTCACTCATGTGATGCGGAAAACACCTAACGAACTTAAGAAATTGCAGGCTGCGGGCTTCTATGTCGATGTAGACCTCGGTGATCCGACTGACTCGTTCGATGAAGTCGAGAAAAAGATCGCTGAGAAGATGGGTTTCCAAGCCTCTTCCGATGATCGCCACAAAATCCTCGAAATGCACGTTGATTTGGACCTTCCGGGTGATCCAGACGTCGATGAGGATGGCAACGAGACGGGGATTGCTCGTCCTTACATCGTTACGATTGAGAAAAGCACTCAAACCGTGTTGGCCATCCGCCGAAATTGGGACCCGGACGATGAAAAGAAGCAAAAGCGCAATCACTTCGTTCACTACTCGTACATTCCGGGCTTTGGTTTTTACGCTTTCGGGCTCATTCACCTTATTGGCGCTTTCGCTAAGTCTGGCACTAGTCTTATTCGGCAGCTTGTCGATGCTGGTACTCTGTCTAATCTACCGGGCGGTTTTAAGACTAAAGGGCTCCGCGTAAAGGGTGACGACACCCCCATCGGCCCCGGTGAGTGGCGTGATGTGGACGTGGCCTCAGGTGCGATGCGCGATAACATCATGCCTCTGCCCTATAAGGAGCCCTCACAGGTCCTCTACAGCCTGCTGGGCACCATCGTGGACGAAGGGCGGCGGTTTGCCTCTGCAGCGGACCTAAAAGTCGCTGATATGAGCGCTAACAGCCCTGTGGGCACCACACTGGCCATCCTTGAGCGTACTCTTAAGGTCATGAGCGCAGTGCAGGCGCGTATCCACTACTCCATGCGCCAGGAATTTCGCCTCCTGAAGGAGATTATCCGGGATTATACCCCCGATGAGTACTCCTATGAGCCCGAAGAAGGCGACTCTAAGGCCAAGAAATCCGACTACGACAGCGTGGACGTGGTGCCTGTTAGCGACCCAAATGCCGCTACAATGGCCCAAAAGGTGGTCCAATATCAGGCCGTCATGCAGATGGCCCAAGGTGCCCCCGATCTCTACGATTTGCCCTACTTGCATAGGCAGATGTTGGAAGTCCTCGGTGTAAAGAATGCGGCCAAGTTGGTGCCTATGGACACCGACAACGAGAAGCATGTGGACCCTGTGTCCGAGAACATGAACATGATCAAGGGTAAGCCTGTCAAAGCGTTCCTTACACAGGATCACGAGGCCCATCTTGCGGTTCACACGTCGGCTATGCAGGACCCAATGATCATGCAGATGGTTGGTCAGAGCCCTAATGCTATGGCTATCCAAGCTGCTGCAGCGGCCCACATCGCGGAGCACGTAGCCTTCCAGTACCGCAAGCAAATCGAGGAAGCTGCAGGCGTTCCGTATCCAGCGCCTGAGGCAGAGATGAGCCCAGAGACCGAGCTTCAAATCTCGCGCCTCGCAGCCGCCGCGGCCCAGAAGGTACTTCAAGACAACCAAGCCAAAGCTGCCCAGCAGCAGGCTCAGCAGACCGCTCAGGACCCCATCGTCCAGATGCAGCAGGCCGAGCTTCAGCTTAAGCAGCAAGAGCTTCAACTCAAGCAGCAGCAATTCGCTGTGGACTCTGCGGTTCAGAACGACAAGCTGGACCTTGAGAAAGAACGTCTCGCCGTACAGGAACGCATCGCGGGCCTGCAGGTCGGGGCAAAAGTCGCCACTGACAAGGCTAACTTGTCGGCAAAGCAGCAACTTGAGGGTCTTCGCATCGGGGTAGAAGTTGCCCGTGAAGCCTCTCAACAAGCAAAACCACAAGCACCTGAAAACCGTACAGCCAAGAAGGAAACTGAATGAGTACAGATATGCTCAAGTATTTATCCCAAAAGGTAAATGACGAGCTTGCCCGCATGGAGTCAGACATGGCTCTAGGCGGCGCTAAAGACTTTAGCGACTACAAGTATGCCTGCGGGATCATCCGCGGGCTGCGTGTCGCTAACAACATTTTGATGGAAACTGCTGAGAGAATGGAAGAGGCAGATGACTGAGATACTTATCGGCACAAACCCCGATAACCCTGACGAGGCTACAGTCCTCCCAGATACGGATGAACAAAAGGCTAGGCAGCTTCCGGACCCTTCTGGGTACCGCATCCTGTGCGCCTTGCCAGAGGTCGATAAGAAGACCGAAGGCGGCATCTTTAAGTCGGACCTGACCATCCACCACGAAGAGCTTCTGACCACAGTGCTCTTTGTCCTGAAGATGGGTCCTGATTGCTACAAGGATGACAAGCGGTTCCCCAGTGGGCCGTGGTGCCAAGAGGGTGACTTCATCCTTACCCGCCCGCACGCGGGTACGCGCATCAAAATTCACGGTCGTGAGTTCCGGATCATCAATGATGATTCGGTCGAGGGTGTGGTCCAAGACCCAAGAGGTATCTCTCGTGCTTAGTCGAGAGGAGTACCGCGAGCGGCAAAAACTGGCGAAAGCCAAGTACCGTACCACCGAAAAGTACCGGATAGCAAAGAAACGGGACGACGAGCTGTACAAACTTCGGGGCAATCGCGCCAAGGTAGACGCTAAACGTGATGCTAACCTTACCCCCGCACGCAAACAGGCGCGTGTGGATTGGGCTAAGCGGAACAAATGGTACGCCGCCGCAAGCCGTGCGCATCGCAGGATGCTCGGCAGACTCCCTATGTCTGCGGCGGACAAAGCTGAGGTAGAGGGGATGTATCAATTCTGTAGCATCTTCCCCTCTTTCGAAGTTGACCACATCATCCCGGTTAAAGGGAAAAATGTTTGTGGGTTGCATACCCCCGCAAACCTTCAAGTTATTCCGCGTACTGAAAACAGACGTAAAGGCAACAAATTGGTTGTTGCCGAAGAGCTAATCGCAGTCATCTGCTGCGCGTAAGGAGGCACAAATGTCTATCGAAAATGAAAACGACGACGTCGAGTTCGAGCTTGACGGTGTAGATATCGAAGTGGAAGACGATACTCCCCCAGAGGACCGCAACCGCGCACCTCTGCCCAAGGAGATCGTTGACGAACTCGAAGCCGACGAACTGGACGACTATTCTGATAAGGTGAAAACCCGCCTTAAGCAGATGAAGAAGGTCTGGCACGACGAGCGCCGCGAGAAGGAACAGGCTACCCGCGAACAGCAAGAAGCGTTAGCTTTTGCTAATAAGATGCTTGAAGAGAATAGGCGTCTCCGCGGCAATCTGTCTCAGGGCGAAAATACTCTCGTCGAAAGTTTCAAACAATCGGCGGAGATGGAGCTTAATAGCGCCCGTCGCGAGTACAAAGAAGCCTACGAGAGTGGCGACTCTGAGCGTCTGCTGGAAGCTAATGAGAAATTGCAAGGGGCCAACTATCGCCTTGAACAACTTCGTAACTATAGACCTGCTTTACAAGCTGTAGAACAGCCCGTATATAATACTCAGGAACCGGCTGCACCGCAGCGTCTCGACCAGAAAACCACAGCGTGGCAAGAGCGCAATTCGTGGTGGGGGACAGACCCTGAGATGACGGCCAGTGCTCTTGGGCTTCACCAGAAGCTCGAAAAAGAACGTGGCGCACAATTTGTGGGCTCCGACGAATACTGGCAAACCATCGACAAAACGATGCAGCGCCGGTTCCCGGAATATTTCGGGGAAGCCGAACGGCCTAAGCGTTCAGACTCTAGAGCATCCGTCGTGGTCGCTCCAGCTTCGCGCAGCACGTCCTCCAGAAAGGTCGTCCTGAAACAGTCTCAAATCAGCATCGCAAAACGACTTGGTTTGACACCAGAGCAATACGCTCGTGAATTTGCAAAGATGGAGAAGTAAAATGACTGAAGCTAGAGTTTCTCGCGAATTTGGTACCCGTTCGTTATCCGAGCGTCCTAAGCAATGGCAACCTGCAGCAGGCCTGCCTGAGCCGGATAAGCAGCCCGGATATTCCTACCGGTGGGTCCGCACCGCCACACTTGAGCGGAACGACCCTCAGAATATCTCGTCCAAGATGCGCGAAGGATGGGAAGCCGTAGCTGTCGAGGAGCAACCGCACCTCGCAATGATGGCAGACCCAAATAGCCGCTTTAAGGGCAATATCGAAGTAGCTGGGTTGTTGCTCTGCAAAATTCCTTCTGACTTCATGGATCAACGTCGCGCTCACTATGCCCGTCAGACCCATGCCCAGAATGAGTCCGTAGACAATAACTTCATGAAAGAGAGCGACCCTCGGATGCCCCTCTTTAGGGAAAAGAAGTCCGGGACGTCGTTTGGTAGAGGCAAATAAGCTAGGAGCTTAGAATGGCATATCCTTCTGTTTCAGCCCCTTACGGGCTGGTGCCGATCAACTTGATCGGCGGGCAGGTTTTTGCTGGTGCTACGCGTCAGATTCCTATCGACTCCGCTTCCGCGACCGCCATCTATTTTGGCGACCTCGTTAAGCTGAACTCGTCTGGTACCCTGAGCAAGGACACTGGTACGAACGCTGCTACCCCTGTTGGCGTTTTCCTTGGTTGCTCCTACACGGACGCTACCTTCGGCAAGACGTTCCGTCAGTACTACCCCGGTGCAGTCACCGCTGCGGACATCACTGCCTACGTGCAAGATGACCCCGACGCGCTGTTCAAGGTCTCCGTCGTGTCTTCGGGCACCACGATTGGCTACGTGAACCGTACTGCAGTCGGTGAAAATGCCGTGCTGGTCCAGAACCCCGGTTCGACCGCCACTGGTAACTCGAAGGTGGCACTCAGCGCTACGACTGCAACCACTTCAACGTGGCCAATTCGTATCATTGATGTGATCGCGGAAACCGCTTCTGGCCCCGGCTCCTACACGGAAGTCGTTGTCAAGTGGAATGCCGGGATGCACCAGTATTACAACCCGGCTGGCATCTAAGGAGAACTAGTTAGATGGCTATTTCACGCGCACAACTGCTCAAAGAACTTCTTCCCGGCCTGAACGCTCTGTTCGGTATGGAATATGCTCGCTACGGCGAAGAGCATAAGGAAATCTTTGAGACCGAATCTTCCGAGCGTTCGTTCGAAGAAGAGACCAAGCTCGCTGGCTTCAGCGCTGCTCCGGTCAAGAACGAAGGTAGCGCTATCGCCTACGATAACGCACAGGAAGCCTTCACGGCCCGCTATAACCACGAGACCATCGCTCTTGGCTTCAGCATCACCGAAGAAGCAGTCGAAGATAACCTCTACGACTCGCTGTCGGCTCGCTATACCAAGTCGCTGGCTCGCGCTATGGCGTACACCAAGCAAACCAAGGGCGCTGCCGTCCTGAACAACGGTTTTGACTCCAACTACGCTGGTGGTGACGGTCAACCTCTGTTCTCGGCCTCGCACCCGCTGGTCGCTGGTGGTGTCAACTCCAACATCCCTTCTACCCCGGCTGACCTTAACGAAACTTCCTTGGAAGCTGCCGTTATCCAGATCGCGGCTTGGACGGATGAAAAAGGCCTGCTCATCGCAGCTAAGCCCAAGAAGTTGATCCTGCCTCCATCGCTGATGTTTGTGGCTACCCGCCTTCTGGAAACTGAAGGTCGCGTTGGTACCGCTGATAACGACATCAACGCCCTCAAGAACAACGGTTCGATCCCCGGTGGTTACGGTATTAACCACTTCCTGACCGATCCCGATGCTTGGTTCTTGACGACCGACGTGCCTAACGGTTTGAAGCACTTCGTCCGTACTCCGCTGGCTAACAGCATGGACGGCGACTTCGATACCGGGAATGTTCGTTATAAGGCCCGCGAGCGTTATTCGTTCGGCTGGTCTGACCCTCTCGGAATGTACGGTTCCGCGGGTGCCTAACGGCATTGAGAAGGGAAGGGGGCAACCTCTTCCCTTTTCTTTTACCTCTGTGTATAAGAGAGTACGTCTAGGATTTAATCATCGCATCGACTGGCCTAGCAGACGTAGTAGAGACGATGCGGTTATGTGCTACTACACGGAGCTAGTCTAATGGCTAACACGACTTTCCAAGGTCCAGTTCGTTCGCTGAACGGTTTCTATACCTTCGGTCCCGGCACTGTTGTCAACGTGCCCAACGGTACGAACACCCTTACCCTCGACCCAATGCTGCACGCTGGCCGCATCCTGCGCACCAACGATGCCTCTTTGATCCTCACCCTGCCAACGATTAACGCCTCTACTGACCCAGTCAGTTCTGGTCCGGGTAGCGATCCTAACACCCTGAACAACCAAGGTGTGGTGTTCCGCATCTTCGTGGAAACGACCGCTACTGCGATTGCCATCAAGACTGACACCACGGATAAGTTCGTCGGTTCGATTGAGCTTAGCCTTTTGGCTGGCGGTGCTTCGAACAGCTACTCCCCCGCGGCTTCCAACGACGTGATTAACTTCAACGGTACGACCACGGGCGGCATTGCGGGTACCCTGATTACCATTACCGCTCTGACCACGTTGAAGTGGTTGGTTGAAGGCAGTGTCATCGGTTCTGGCGTGCTGGCTACTCCGTTCGCTGACGCGTAATAGGAGGACCTCATGGCTATGCAATATGACGTTAAAAACGTACACGCTAACGCCTCTGGTTCTCTGGTTGGCTACCGCACCCGTGTGAAGGGGATGATCATCACTTCCACGGGCGGCGGGGCTGGCTCGGTCCTGCTGAAGAACGGCGGCTCTGGCGGCACGACATTGATTGAGGTCGATGTCCCCGCCACGGCGGCTTTTCATAACGCGGTCATCCCCGGAGAAGGCGTGCTGTTCGAAGACAATGTGTACGCTACCTTGACCAACTGCTACGTCTCCATCTTTTACGGGTGATCTATGCAGAACGAAAAAGGTTTCGATCTTACTGGGCGTAGCTTGTTCATCGCGTTGCCAGCCTATGACTTCAAGGTTTCCTTGAAGTTGGCAATCTCGTTGGCCAAGTTCGCTCAGGCCGCGCCGCACCACGGGGTTACAATCCAAATCGGCAGCATTTGCGGATGCTCCGTGGTGTCCCGTGCCCGCAATCTGCTGGCACAAGATATGCTGGAGTCGGACTGTACCGATCTCCTGTTCGTTGACTCTGACATCAACTTTGAACCTGATGATATCTTCCGCCTCATGGCGTGGGGTTCCGACCCTAAAAAGGGGATTATCGCAGGGGTTCCTCGCACACGTAGCGAGACCAAGGTCTATATCGCCACCCTCAACCACGACAAAAACAACGACCTGACTATGAACGGTATGGGTCTTGTCCGTGCTGATCGGGTGGCTACGGCCTTTATGTTGGTTCGCCGGGATGTCTTTGAGACCCTCGCCCGCGAGCATCCGGAATGGCAGTACGACGACCACAAGTCCAATCGTCGCCTGACGGCTATGTTTGATTTCATGCTGACAGAGGAAGGTTACATCGGGGAGGACTACCTTTTCTGTGACCGTGCCCGCGCACATGGTTTTGAAGTCTGGATCGATCCCACCATCAAGCTCGGCCATATGGGCGTGCAAGAGTACATGGGCGATTTTGGTAGTGACGTGCTGTATCCCATGATCAACCCTATTGAGAAGGTAGCTTAATATGTCTCCTGAAATGCCTAGCACCCCAATGCCTCCACCCCCTATGGGTATGGCTGGTCCTCCTCCAATGCCTATGCGCCCTGATATGGCCGCTCCTCCGCCCCCTATGGCCGCTCGCGGTCCCGGTCGGGCTGCTGTTGGTATGGGCCCTAACCGCGCTAAGGGTGGCCCAATCAAGGCCAAGAAGTACGCTAAGGGCGGCTCTGTCTCTTCGCGTGCTGACGGCTGCGCTACCAAGGGCAAGACCAAGGGGAGGTTTGTGTAATGTCCCTTAAAAAAGCCCTAGGTAGTTTTGCTCCTTTTGCTGGTGTTATCCCCCAAGCTCTTATGAACCAGAGTTCTTCTGGTTCTATGGGTATTATTCCGATGCTTCTCGACTCAGAGGGCAAGAAGAAAAAAGGGGTTGACGCTACAGACGTTGTTAAATCTTCGGATGCGTCTGAAGCCATGAAGCGTGGCGGTTCAGTTAAGGCCAAGAAGTACGCTAAGGGCGGCTCTGTCTCCTCGCGTGCTGACGGCTGCTGCTCCAAGGGCAAGACCAAGGGGAAGATGGTGTAATGGCAAAGACCCCCGCATGGCAGCGCAAAGAAGGCAAAGCTGAAGCTGGTGGCTTAAATGCCAAGGGTCGCGCCTCTTACAACAGGGCTAACCCCGGCAAGCCGGGTCTGAAGGCTCCACAGCCTGAGGGCGGCTCCCGCAAGAAATCCTTTTGTGCCCGAATGAGCGGAATGAAAAAGAAGCTCACTAGCGCAAAAACCGCTAACGATCCGAATAGCCGTATCAACAAATCTTTGAGGGCATGGAAATGCTGAAGTCTAAAGAACCTAAAGAGTCCAAAGCTATGATGAAGAAGGAAATCTCTTTCTTCAAAAAGAAGGGCGCTCCTAAATCGATGATCAAGCACGAAGAAGCGGAAGCCAAGGGTAAGGCCAAGGGTTACGCCAAGGGCGGCTCGTTCCGTTCTTCGACTAATGGTGTCGCGTCCAAGGGCAAGACCAATGTTAAGCAGGTCCGCATGAATAGCGGCGGCTCTATGAAGGGCTGCTAAGATGCGACCCTGTCGCGGTATGGGTGATATGAAGTCCTCCAAGATGCCCGGTGCTAAGACCATCACGCGCAAGGATGACCCCAATAAGGTCTCCATGTTCGCTAAGGGCGGTCTCTACGCCAACATCAACGCGAAGCGTAAGCGTATTGCCGCTGGGTCTGATGAGAAAATGCGGTCGGTAGGCGCTAAAGGTGCTCCGACCGCTGCGGCTTTTCAGAAGTCAGCTAAGACGGCAAGGAAGAAGTAATGACCACTAGCGGCACCACGACATTCAATCTTGACCTCAACAACCTCGTCGAAGAGGCTTTTGAGCGTTGTGGTGCTGAACTGCGCACGGGCTATGACCTGCGTACGGCGAGGCGTAGCCTCAACCTGCTTACCATTGAGTGGGCCAACCGCGGCATTAACCTGTGGACCATCGAGCAGGGGTCCATCCCCCTCATGCAGGGTCAGATCACCTATGATCTTCCTGTGGATACGATTGATCTAATCGACCATGTTGTACGTACACAGTCAGGCGTAGGCCAAACTGATATCAATATCAGCCGTATCAGTGTCGATACCTACTCCACGATCCCGAACAAGAACGCCCAAGGCAGGCCCATCCAAGTGTGGATCAACCGCCAGTCAGGTGCGACTGAGCCGGGGGGTGTCAACAACCCAACCATTAACGTGTGGCCTGCCCCAGAGCAGAGCAATCTCTATACCTTCGTCTACTGGCGTCTGCGGCGCATTCAGGACGCGGGTAACGGCACGACCACGCAGGACATCCCGTTCCGGCTCCTGCCAGCCCTCGTGGCGGGTTTATCCTATTACCTGTCCCTGAAGGTCCCGGATGCCATCGCACGGACAGATATGCTCAAGGCTCAGTATGACGAGCAGTGGGACCTAGCATCAAGTGAAGACCGCGAGAAAGCGTCCCTTCGCATCGTCCCGCGGCAGATGTTCTACTAGACCACCATGACCGATGAGGAGTTCGTCGTTTGGTCCGCGGGGTTCTACGACGGGGAGGGGTGCATAATCGTCACCTCTAACCCCACCCGCACTCGGTTTACACTCGTCTCTAGCGTGGCGCAGCAAGACCCTAAGCCGTTACGGATGCTTAAGAAGCGCTTTGGCGGGGGTGTTAATACGGATATTGGTTCTTCCACAGGGTATAGCCGTAAGAACGGGAACGCGCTCATCTGGCGCTGGAAGGTATCGGGGGCCAATGCCTATGACTTCTTCCTCGCTATAGAGCCGTATTCCATTACCAAACGATCTCAGTTACAATTAGCGCTAACATGGCCTACACCACATACTAGCTACAGAGGTGGCAGCGTCCCTGCAGAGATATTTCAGAGACGAGAGCAGATCATGTACGAGCTTCGCGAGCTAAGGAAGGCAAACAAGATCATGCTGGAGGACGCCAATGCCCAGTAAGTTTGCTTCCGGTAAGCGCTCGATTGCAGAGTGCGACCGCTGTGGGTTCCGTTACAAGCTAAAAGAACTTCGCTCCTTGGTCATCAAGACTAAGAACGTCAATATCCTTGTCTGCAAGACCTGCTGGGAGCCAGATCAGCCCCAACTGCAGCTTGGCCTGTACCCAGTCAATGACCCTCAAGCGGTGCGTAACCCAAGGCCAGACAATAGCTACTATCAGGCAGGCTTGACCGGGCTACAGATCGAGACCGTCGCCGTGCCTAATCCAGAAGCTCAAGATGCGTTCGGTACGCCGTCTGGAGGCAGTAGACAAATCGAGTGGGGCTGGAACCCTGTAGGTTTAAATAATCCATTGGGTTTATCTGGGCTTACAAATACGCTAATAGGGAACAGTGCCGTTGGTTCGGTGACTGTGGTTACATAGGGATAGGTCATGGCTGAGTACAAGAAACCCAAGTCGGTGCCAGTTGGTAACAACAATGGCTACCCAAACAACATCGCTAGCACGCAGACGCTGAAGACCCGTGGTACTGGTGCCGCTACTAAGGGCACGAAGTCCAGCACGAAGATGGGCTAAGCCATGAACTACACCTCGCTCGTCGCAACGATCAAGGCCTACACTGAAAACTCGTTCCCGTCCTCGGTGGGATCGGGAGGGCTGACGACTGCCGAGCAGGTTAACACGTTCATCGAGCAGGCTGAGCAGCGCATCTACAATACGGTGCAGCTACTTGACCTACGCAAGAACGTGGTGGGCAACACCACTGCCAACAACAAGTACCTCACGGTGCCTACAGATTGGCTCGCTAACTTCTCCGTGGCTGTAATCGACCCGGTTACCGGGGATTACGAGTTCATGCTCAACAAAGATGTGAGCTATATCCGAGAGGCTTATCCATCACCTACCGACACCGCGAAGCCGATCTATTACGCGATGTTCGATGACAACACCTACATTTTAGGTCCAACCCCGGACGCTACGTACCAGATCGAACTGCACTATTTCTATTACCCAGAGTCTATTGTGACCGCCAGCACGACGTGGCTTGGCGATAACTTCAGCGAAGCCCTCCTTTATGGTGCTCTACTTGAGGCCTATACCTTCATGAAGGGTGAGGCGGACGTCATCGCTGGCTACCAGAAGCGCTACGACGAGGCTATGGGGCTCCTGAAGGCGTATGCCGAAGGCAAGAACCGCCAAGATATGTACCGCACCCCCCAAGTCAGATACCCAGTGAGGTAAAATGGACAACGTAGCTTCCCTTTTAGGCGGTAGTGTTGTGGTCCACACCACGAATAACCGCGGGTTCACCCCCGAAGAAATTGCCGAGCGAGCCCTCGACAAGATCATCTCTGTTGGTGGGCAGTCCCATCCGGCGATCACTGAACAAGCCCATGCGTTTCGCGAGAGCATTCGTGCGGTCTTGGTTTTCTATATGCGGGAAGCCGTACGCTCCCATAATGTTACGCTTACCGCTAAGTTCAACCAAGCTGGTCATCCAGAACTTGTTCACATCCTAGACGCCTAAGGAGCTACCAATGGCTATCACTCAAGCACTCTGCACGTCCTTTAAAGCCGAAGCCATGCTAGCTGTGCATGACTTTCGTGCGACTGGTGGGGACACCTTCAAGCTCGCCCTATACACTTCATCGGCAACGATTGATGCTGGCACCACGGCCTACTCCGCGACGAACGAAGCATCCGGTACTGGCTATACTGCTGGCGGCGGTACGCTGACGAACCTTGGGGTCACCACGTCGCCCATCTCGACTTCGACAGGTGTGGGCTACACCGACTTCAACGATCTGACCTTCTCTACGGCAACCATTACGGCCCGCGGAGCCTTGATCTACAACACCACACCTTCTGCCCAGAGCAACGCAAACACCGCGCTGACGAACCCAGCCGTGGCTGTCCTTGATTTTGGTGCTGATAAGTCTTCGAGTGCTGGCGATTTCACTATTGTCTTCCCGGCCCCGACGAACAGCACCGCAATCATCCGTATTGCCTAGAGGTGTATTGTGGCATTGGCTTTTGTTATGGACGATTACATGGCTACCCCCGCTGAAAAGGTCGCAGCCGACCTGACGACGCATGAAGCTGTTTGTGCTGAGCGCTACCTCGGTATCAATGCCCGTTTGAAACGCCTTGAAATGATCCTTCTCGGAGCAGCGGGGACCTTGATCGTTCTGCTTATCAACATAGTCATAAAGCTGAACTAATGAACCTCAGCCCTCACTTTACACTGGAAGAGATGATTAAGAGCCAAGCGGGCGACCGCGCTGGTATCGACAACATGCCTTCTCCGTTGCATCGTGAGAAGCTGAGAGCCCTGTGTACTAAGGTTCTTGAGCCAATTCGCGAGCGCTTTGGTCCTGTTATCATCACCTCCGGATACCGGGGGCCAGAGCTTAACCGCATGGTGGGCGGTGCTTCTTCGAGCCAACACCGTTTAGGTGAGGCTGCTGATATCGAAGTACCGGGTATGTCTAATGGCGACTTGGCTAGGTGGATTGAAAAGCATCTCGAATATGATCAGTTGATCCTTGAGTGCTACAAGCCGGGTATCCCTAGCTCAGGCTGGGTGCATGTCAGCTATAAGGCCTTCGTGCCTAACCGCAAGGAAGAGCTAACGGCCACGGTCGTTAACGGCAAGATGCACTACACTCCGGGGATCGCAAAATGATCCAGTACCTTAAATCACGTCTCAACGAACGCTCCACTTGGCTGCTGATCGGTACGGGTATAGCTGCAGCATCTGCGCTCCCCGCACCTTGGTCTTACGTAGCTGCTGCAGTGGGGGTCATAGCGGCCTTAGTGCCAGATGGCAGCGTATCATGATTTCTTGGCCATATATCCTAGGGGCGCTAGTCGCCGTTTTCGTTCTCGGTTGCGCCAACGGGTATGTGATCCGGGATGGCGCAGCTAAATCCGCCGCCGCCAAGGCTTACAAAGCCGCGGAGGAGCGACGCCAAATGATGCAGGGAGAGATCGATGCTATCTCAGCAAAGTATGAAGCAACTAAAGCCGCCGCTGACCGCAAGTACGTGGAGCGCACCAACACTATCCGGGAGTTCTATAGCAAAGGCCCTACGGTTAGCGCTGATTGTGCCGTTCCTGATCCTATGTTCTGGCTGCTCACAAACTCTGTACGGGATGCTAATGCCGCAGCTTCCGGCGAACTTGGCGCAGACATGCCCGACCCTACTTCCACCCCCAAACCCCGCGATTGATCCCGCACGGCTTGAATGGGAAATAGGGATACTTAGCAAATATGAAGATTGTGCTAAAAGACACAGATTAACCGTTGAAGCGTGGCCGAAGGTGAAGGCAAAGCATGACTGATAATGTGATCCTGAACCCCGGCGCTGGCGGGGATACTGTAGCCGCCGACGATATCGCAGGTATCAAATACCAGCGGATCAAGACTGGCTTTGGCGAGGAGGGCGTCTACGCGGACGTATCCCTTACCGATCCTTTGCCTGTGTCTGATTTGGTCGCAGCCGAACTGCTGGACGGCCTGCAAACCCTGCTAATTCGCCTTCTGAACGCCACCAACAGCCCCAGAGGCTACGACGTAGCTTTGGGCCGGAACCGGATGACCGCGATCCTTGAAAGCGGCACCGTTACGACCGTTAACACGGTCACAAACGTCGGCACGGTCGGCAACCAAAACAACCTCGGCGGTCAGCAAGCCCAACTGCTTGTCAGCGGGCAAAACGTGTCGGCTTGGGCCGCAATAGTCAGATCGAGGATCACATAATGGCTAACACGTTCAAAAAGGTCATTGACCGTCAGATGTGGGTGCAAGTCGCGCCCGCGCCAAACGCCACGGCGGCGGCTACTTGCGTTTGCTCGGATTTGCGGTCGGACCAATCACGCAACCCGTTTGTCTATCAATTGACAAACGCGACAATTCTAAACCGATTTAACATAGTTTCTAAGTCTTGGAACTTGGTTCAATCTCCGGCGCTAACCGGCACGTTCGGTGCTGGCGCGGCAATGGTGTTTGCGCCGTCTCAGGGCCTCAAAGGTGTCTTGGCTGCGGGCAACACGACGTCTTCGATTGTTGTGTCCACCGCGTTCCCAACCGCTGTCGGTCTCAACATGCTGGCTAACCGTGGCGGTTCAGGCGAGTACGGCTTCAAAATCCGCATCATCGGCAAGGCCGCTGGTAGGGTCGAAGAGCGTTACATCGTCGGTAATACGCTTGGCACCACGCCAACCATTACGCTTAACGCGCCGCTGACGTTTACGCCTGCCACGGGTGACGGTTACGAAATCCTGTCCGGTCGCGTGTTCATGCTGTCTTCTGGCGTAATGGCTTCAAACGCTTGGCGCTCATTTGAAATTGCGTCCAACACGCTGTCAACCGGCCTGTCTATTGTCGGCTTACCCGCCACGGTCGGCACCGATACCTCGCTGTTGGCTCTGGATGAGCAATACACGCCCTATGACTGCGTACCCGGCGAGGGCATGATCAAAGGCACATACCTTTACGATACCAACCTATCGGCACGTTACGCACTAGCGGCGACCGCTGCGGGCGCTAGCAGCCTTACAGGCCAAGTCACAGACGGCGATAGTGTCGTGAAGGCAAACGAATATCGCAATTTCCAGATCAGGATTGTGCAGGACACGGTTAACGTCACGGCAGTCGGCCAGCGCGGCATCATTGCCTCGCACACCGCTGGTCCGTCGCCTGTCTACACGATGGGGACCGCTTGGGCTGTCACGCCATCATCGTCGGCCAAATACGTCATCGAACTGCCGAACCTGATCCTTGGGCGCTCGACAGGTACCACGTCGGTTTATACGTGGAACTACAACGACACGACGATTAACAACGGCACGAACAGCATCGTGACCAACGCTTGGTCAACGACGTATTTTGGCGCGGCACCTGCGGCCAACGCATCGGGCGGGATGTGGGCACCGTCCTACGGCATCCAGCCTGATCCAGCGCGAAACGCTCGCCAGTCTTTTATGTATTTCTTTAGGGGCGCGGCGCAGAACCTCGACGTGCTAGACATCGCTGGCGCAATCGCGGGAACGTGGACCGGCACCGTGACTTATGACGGGGCGCTAACGCTCACCGTTGGGACGTGCGGCTCTTATGCGCCGTTCAGCAACGAAGGCCGGATGTTTTACATGAACATCTATGTGGCATCGGCGGCAAATCAGATTTACCGTTTCGACGTTAAGAACCGAGTAATGTCACCGTTTACCGCAACCGATAACATCCAAGCGGGCACGGCGGCTGTCGGCCAGCGCATGTCGTCTTATGCCGCCCTCGACGGCACAGACACCTACGACGTGGTGCTTCTAAATTCTCACCTATCGACAATCGCTCAAGAACTCGTGGTGCTGGTCTGATGTCTATTTCAGAACTTATAGACCTGATCAGTTCGGCGCTGGCGGCACAAAACAGCGCCATGACCAATGCGGTAAAGAAGGGCGATCTCGTTGAAATTACCCGACTCACCCCGCTTATCGCAGAGACCGAACAGACTTTGGCGCAGCTTAAAACGCTGTAAAAATGCAGACGGCTTCCCCTAGTTTTTCTGTTGTGGTATGACTGCTTACGGATGGAGATTTAAATGGCACTTACGCTCAAAGCAGTAACCATCAGACTTGGTTATCAGCAGATCACTTCGCTGTCCGCAGCGACCGCATTGACCGTCCCGCAGGTGGACCTCAACGGCTTGAACGCGCGGCCTACTATCGCGCTGATCACGCCTGAAACGCAAGCGGTCCGCTGGCGCGATGATGACGTCAACCCTACCGCTTCAGTCGGTATGCCGTTAGCCGCAGGCGTCACGCTTCAGTACGACGGGGATCTGACCAAGATCAAATTTATTGAGCAGACCGCAGGGGCCAAGCTCAATGTCACCTATTACGCTTGAGGCATTGCCATGAACATCTCTAACGACGCCGGCGGAATCGACAGCAGCAAATTTGTTGAGTACTTCACCAAGCACTTCTTGGTGGATCTGGGCCGTATGGCCGCGCTGCGCGACGAACTTGAGGCCCGCCAGGGCGCTATGAGCGCCGTTGAGCAGATCAACGCCGACAAGGACGAGGCTAAGGCGCTGGTGGAAAAAGCCAAGGCCGACTTTGCCGAACGCGACAAGACGCACAAGGAAAAGTCCGCCAATCTTAAGGCTCGAAAGGCCGAGATAGCCGAGATTGAGGCCGATCTGGAGGCCCGTATCGAGGTTTTTGAAATTTTGTCTGACGGTAAAAACAAATCTCTGATGGCCCGCGAAGAAGCCATTGCAGCAAAGACCGCGGCCAATGAGGCCCTCGCGCTGACCCTCGAAGCCAAAAGCGAAAGCATCAAACAGGACCGCGAAGCGCTCGACGCCCGCATTGCAGCCTTCCAAGAAAAAGTTGCTGCAATTTCTGTTTGATGAGATAGCTATAACTACCGTACTGGTGCGTTACACCAGGTGTTCTTAGGAACCCTACATGACTGAGGAAACTCAAGTTTTCGACCAAGCGGATACGTCCGCGCCAGAACTGGAA